CTTGCAATTCCTGTACAATTGTAACTTGCATAGCAAGATTCATCCCATCCAAATACTTGATAGGTACTCCCTTGTAATAATAGGACTTTATATCTTTTCATTTCTTCTTTATTGGTTGATCACATAAAATACAAACATCACCCATCTCTTTATGAAATCGCTCCTCTGATTCTTTAATATTTGTTTCAGTTGTGCTGATATTAGATTGGCATTGATTGATCTGCTTGATCAAGGATTTTAATTTGCTGTAATCTGATTGTATGACCTTTACTTGAGCAAATTTATCAATTAAATCATCAACCAAAGACTCTGCTTCGAGCAAATGATTTATAGCATCCTCATCTTGTTTAATTTCCGTAAGTTTTTTAACTACTTTTATCAGAGCACTGTATTGATTCCTTACTTCATCCCGGTTGGAAATAAGTTCAAGAGTAGCATCCACCAAAGGTTCTTCTAATACAAAGTCCTCATACTTACTTATGCTATCAGCTAATGTTCGGTATTTAATTGTATCCTTTCGTAATGCTTCTTGCTTATTCCTTAAAACAGATAAATCGGATGACATGGATTCTAATACTTCGAGTTCAGCTTCAAACTTATCAAGGTGATCGAATGCTTGTAACTTTTCCTTTTCTGATTTAATATCTGCTTCAGTGTGTTCAATATCGCTTTTCAGACCCCTGATCCATCCATTGATCTTACTTGTAGCAATATCAATTTTATCAAGGTGCGCAACCTTATTAAAATGTGCTGCTACTGCTCCGGGAGTGTCACTGATGAGGAATGGCGCATCATGTTGAGATTGAAGGTTGATTTCGTCGAGATTGAGAAGTGCAACAATTTCTTCCGGTACATTAGTACCAAAAGCTTTGAATTCCATTTCATTTTGCCCTTTTGGGAAGAGCAGAAATTTATCCGACTTATCTTTAATCCGAGAAACTTCCGCTTCTTCACATTCCACGAGCACGCTGGTCCCTCCTCCCCATTTGGATCGAAAGGCATCACCAGAAGGTCTGTTCCACCGCACCCAACGCAAAGCACGGATGATTGCCGTCTTACCTGAATCGGATGTTCCCACAATGACATTGACTCCAGGAGAGAACTCAAGTTCTGTGTTTGCATGACTTTGAAAGTTTTGTATGTGAATTGATTTAATCATATAATACCGCTTTATACATTATATAATCTCCAGAATTAGATAATACCTTTGCATTTAATTCGTCTGTAAAAACTATTATAATGGACGTCATTATTTTATGAGCACATATCCAACAAGGTTTTCCTTTTTCTGTTGACTCTTGTTCAATATATTTTTTAACCCTATCTACGGCTTCTGCGTATTCCTCTCTTGTAATTTTCTTTTCTGCCATTTTATTTAGTACTTTTGTAAATCGTTTTTAGCAAGTTCCAATAACCACAAAGCATCCGCTTCATTATCATTCGTCCCCATGTAACCAAGTTTTAGCATGGCAGCAGTGATCATTGCTTGTTTATTTGCATTACCTTTCCCGGTAGCGAACTTCTTGATTTCCTGTGAAGAGTACCCACGATATTCAATTTGATGATCTTCACAAACGACTTTTACCTGACCTTGTAATTCAGAGTGGACTATTACCGCTCCAACATGTCGTCCTCCGGGCCTTTCAAAGACTACTAAATTAATACCTTCCTTGGCAATAATCTCGTTAAGTTTATACCGGAAACGAATAAGTCGCATTCCAATGCTTTCATCACGTTTAGGCGTTAAATCCCACACGCCGTATATAGACCTGTCTACGGCCCATCCGCAGTGCGTAGCGACATCAAGGGCCAGGATTTTGGCATTTATTACTGGCTTTACAGAACTGACTCGTTTCATGATCTTTTAGGTTTACGATCACTTTTGAATTTTCTCTCAATATTTTCCCACAGATGGATCACTTCTTCCTTTAATTGTTCTTCCAATGCATTATCTTCCACATACTTGATAGCCTCTTCAATACTTCTTCCGATATTCTCCCCACCTAGCTTGTAAGTAGTTGATTTGGTATAGGTCTTGATATACCGAAGATTTTGCCGGATATCATCAATTCCATAATCAAATATGATAGTTACCGGAGCGGTGCGATAGGGCTTGCTAATGGAACTTTTCGATATTTCAATCTGAACGTTTACGCCTATCACTCGCTTGACTTCCTTATCCGCCACTTTCCGTATTTCGTAAATCTTTTCAGGATTGAAGGTTCTGAGTCTCAAGCTAGAATAGAATTCCATGGCCATCCCTCCGGGAGCTTTGTACTTTTGCCCATATGCCCCGGCATCCAAGTTCTCTCTTACCTGATTACTGCAAACCATCAGATAGCCTTTCTGCTTAAGAATACGGCAGGTCTTACGGAGTTCCTCACTGAACTCTTTTGCCCTTCGCATCCCCATCTTATCCCCTTCTTTCGCCTCCATTTCCATATCAGTAGAAAGTGCAGCGAGGGAATCCGCAAATACTCCATGCACATCCCCTTTATTACTAGGCTTCCATTCCCGTACTGCTTTGAAAACTTCCGTTACAGTATCCGGTTGAGAATAACTACCTTCCTGTAACTCCAACCCGAATAACTTTGCAAATTGAGGATTGAGTCGGGCTTCAGGATCACTGAATTTAATATCCCCTCCCAAACGTTGGATGGCCCCGGCTATTTCAGAAAGCAGGACAGTCTTACCACTTCCACTTGGACCAAATATCTCTACCAAAATACCACTGGGTATTCCCCCTCCGTGGATTCTATCCCCTGATATATTCAAATCAAGTAGGGTACTTCCCGTATGAATTATATGATCAAAATCTCCATCATATTCTTCCACAGGAGATGCTTTAGCAGACACCCTTTTCTTCATCTGACTACTCAGCGACTTCTCTACTTTCTTTATCCTTTGCATAACATTGATTTACTCCGGTTTTAATCTTTTCGATATAGGTTTCAGGAAGGCCACTGCGTTTAAGTTCATGAGATAATAGTTCAACGAATTTGATAAAGGTCATTCTTCTCCTACCTGAAACCCGTTGAATTATCCATCTCTGCCAAATTCTTTGCGTTATCTCCTGAACTAGAACTTTTTCGGTTTCCCCATGATTTTTAAGTCGGTCTGCAATCCAAGTGTTAATCAGCTCTTTTAGAACATTCGTCCTACTGGTTCCTTTTGCTAGGGTGTACAAAGTTACATAATTATAAACCTGTAGGGGGAAAAGTGCCCCTACAAGTTTACTTTCTGGATGTTTACCCTCTCGAAGGATACTGATTACCTTCTTTCCTTTTCGTCCAAGCAGTCGCTCCATATCCCGCAGGTTTCACATTCCTTAAAATCTTCGGCATCTATACCAAAGCGATGTCCGTGAGGACATTTGTTTTTACCCCCTGTAGGTTTCTTTGAGGTATCTTTGCCAGGAGCAGGTTTAGAACTTCTGGACATTCTCGATCTTGGAGCCTCTTCCTCTTCTTCCTCTTCATCATCATCAGGCTCTTCTTCATCCTCTTCCTCTTCCTTTTTTGAGGGACGGGGTTTTGTTCTTGAAGATGTTTTTCTAGCAGAAGGTCTGGTATCTTCTTCCTCTTCATCATCGTCATCATCAGTTTCCTCTTCCTCTTCCTCTTCCTCTTCTTCCTCAATCTTACGCCTCCGTGGAGTACTGGAACGTGTTTCAGTATGACGTTTTTCTCTCTTCGACCTTGGGGTTTCCTCTTCCTCTTCTTCAATATCTTCCCCAACCTCTTCTGTATCTACCTCAAAGAACTTCGCCTGAAGCTCATCATAGGGGAGAATATTTATAACGTCATCGAGTTTTGGGACTTCTTCCAGAATGGACTCATCATACGCTTCTTCCCTCTCTTCAAAGTCTATACGACTTGCTTCTGCGTAAGGCTTACCACCCCCAACAGTTGAAGAATCAAAGCGAACTTTGAGGGTCAAACCTTCTTCAAGGTCCGGGAATATCTGAACGCTATCATCTGTCTGAATCTCTTCATTGAGGAGTTTCTGGAAGTTATAATCTGCAATATCGAAGATATGTGGAACGGCTTCCTCTTCCCTGTCATTGAGTGGAACTACTACATACAGATTCCTCTTGGAAGGACGGAGAGCTTTGATATCTTCCTTGTCAGCTCCCTGTTTCTGAAGCTTGACCCGGTATTCACATATTGGACAGGGTTTCTTGGCTGTCATAAGAGGGCATATAACAGTATCATTCCCAGCTCCAACTTTACGGTGAGTCCATATTGGAGATTTGTACCACAGAGAACCTTCAACAGCTATTTCTTCCTCTTCATTGCGGTCAGGGTGTTTTTTGCTCGTAACCTCATAAGGAAGGATGTCAAATAGAACGTTGCGGCTGCCCGGTTTGGCACTCCATACGTTTACTCCTTTGGGAAGGTTAAGGTATCCATATGAAGAAGCCTCTCGCTGCTGACGGGCGACATCCTTACCGACCTTTCCACTAAATCTACTTTTTGTTTTCTTCATTGTGTTCTTTTTTAAGTTTATTTGATCTTTTCAACAGAAATTTCTCTCCGAAATAAGTCCATACTCGTATCTGAATATAGCTTGCAACTATAGCTATTACCACAAGACAGATAATACCTATTCCAATCCACTCAATTGTCGTCATCTTCTCTCCTAGTTTTACGGGCCATTCTACTTTTTATTGCGGAATTAGCTGAACGGGTGCTTTCTGCCTGCCGGACTTCAAATGAAAGGTCCCTGGGCATTTTAGGTCCTGCAAAATACTGCTGTCCATGTAAGCGGACGAGGTTCTCTAAAGCATCCTTACGAGCATCAAAGGCCCGAACAGCACTCTGGGCTATATCAGATTCATACTTGGCTTCAAGATAAGCCTTATTGGCTTTCTGATAACGGGAATCTGAAATGATAGCTGCTAGAACAGTAGCCTCCGTAATCTTTGCAATATCAAAGGAATCCGGGTTCATACGTACTTCCTTGTCCAATTCAGCTCGCATAATGTCAAGCTTTTCCTTGGCAATATCGGTTTCCATTCGCATTTTCGCTGCGTGTTGAGCATATCGAAGCATCAGCTTTGGTTGTCCTAACCACTCTACATCAAGAGCAGTCTCGTCAATTTTAATGTCCTCTTCGTAGTTCATATCTTACTTCTCGTAGTTAGTTTTATTGTTTGCTTTATATCTTCCATTCGTGCATCAAAGCGTTTCATTCCTACTAGTATATCATTGTCAACAATAGATAATCTATTGCGGATGTATAGTAGTTGTTCCTCAAGCCAAACGGCATAGTCAGCATCCGATTCAGGGTATTCTCCGGTATCGAAACGATATTCAAGTTGTAAATCTATCCGTGTCATATTTATCCTTTTACTACTGAATAACAAGCATATACGACTCCGGGGAATCCTATGTTGTAAGTTGGCTCCCAGAAAGCTTCTATAATAGCTGCAGCCCGATCATGTTCATTGCGAAGTAGAGTGGACTGACAATAACCCAAAACCATCCTACGAATGTTTTCAGGTTCCTGATCTCGTATGGAATCCAGTATAGTTTTCACCTTCTTCCAATTGCTATTGTCCATCAAAGCCCTACAAAGGTTTATAACTTCCCCCTGTTGAGCTGCAGTCTGACGAGCGACTTCCATTCTCTGCTCTGCAGGGGCGTTAATAACCTGTTCGAGAATGTTAATTGCATTTCTAGGTAATCCCAGACTATCCTGAATGATCTGATCCTGTATTTCATCTTCGAGGGCTATCCCTTCAGCCATTAGGATTTTTCTGAACATTCCCTTCATTTGGGAATCGTTCAAGGGTTTTACCTGTAATTGGATACAACGCCCTTTTATAGTCTCCAGTAGCTTATTTGGTTCAGTCGTGCATAAGACAAAATAAACATGACTTGGGGGTTCTTCCAATATCTTCAGTAAAGCGTTCTGTGCATCGTTAGTAAGTTTATGACACTCATCTATGATCCAAATCCGGTTAGCAGATGAAGTAGCCATATACTGACTCTTCTTTCGCAGGTCCCGAATCGTATCAATGCCTCTGAAATCGGCACTATCAATCTCTCTCCGGTCCTCTCCTTCACAACCAAGCCTCTTGGCTATGATGCGGGCAATGGTAGTCTTTCCACATCCGGTCTGACCATGAAGTAAAAAGGAATGAGGACATGTTTCTAGGTTAGATAACATACCCTTCAAAGTATCCACAATGTCTTTATTCCCTTTAATCAGGTTTAGATCATCTGGGCGGTATTTTAATGCTAAACTCATAATTATTTTTCTATATTATACAAATAATTTTTTATTTACTTTTCCTCTATCCACGGAGAGTCTACAGGATATACTTCCATATCCACTTCCAATGGTATGATAATCCATTTCCAAGTAGCAGGAAGGTCCTCACAAGTAATCTTGTGAATCTTCTCCTTGAGATATTCGAGTTCCTCCGGTAATACATCCAAAATCATAGAGTCATGTATTTGACCGATTAAACGGCTTTGTAATCCTTCGCTGAGGAGTAACTTGTCTAGCTGTATAAACGACCAAAGGAGACAATGAAAAGCAGCCCCCTGAACAGGGTAGTTAATACTATCATTACGACTCATCGGACCCCAGCATCGGAATCCGGTAAACATATCTATGTAGCCGTACTTTTTATAAGTCTCATACCAACGATCTTTCCAAGCGGTATAATCCGGGTAACGCTTTTCCCAAAAGTCCGTCTCAATCCGTTTAATATGATTTTCAAAAGCCGAAAAGGATTTAATACCCTTGGATATAAGATGATCTGATATATTCCCTTCTTCGAAAGTAACTCCCATCCCTTTAGACCATTTCCCTTTGGGAAGTTTGCACCAACCATTAGCTATGTTAGTAGCACAGTTCTTAAAGTAGTCTCCATAAAACTGCGGGAATACGAATCCATTCTTTGCAGCCTGTCGTAGAACTTTATGATCTGATCTAGACTTATCCAACGAATCCAGAAGGAATATCTCACGGGCCATATCAGCGTGCATATCCCCGTGCATGATATCATATTCTAGTTTTGGATCACGGTTGTAGCAGTAGGAAATCCGCACTTCCAACTGTCCATAGTCTACCTCTAAAAGCTGATGCCCCGGTCTAGGGAACAGGGCCTTTCTACAGATAGAATACATTTCCGCATCACGTTTAGGTATATTTTGAAAGTTAGGGCTGTCTGAAGAGGAGCGGAAAGTGCGGACTAAATGTAGATTGAAGAACGGGTGAATATACCCGTCCACCTGTTCCCTAGCAAAGGCTTCCAGGACATCAAGAGCTTTCTTATACTTATTTCGCTTAACAAGGAATTCCAATTCAGGTATAGCTAGTTCCTGCAAGGCTTCTTCATCTGTGGAACCCTTACCGGTATCAGTAAACCTAGTTGGTTCTATTTTCTTTACTCCGTAAAGGAAGTTACCCAACTGTACTCCAGAATTGATATTAACCTTGCCTTTGGTAGAGTGTTCCCAATGGCGGTATAGAGAGGTGGCTTTAAAGGAATCTTCTAGCTGTTGCATTCTACGGGCGAGTTGAATACGTTTTCTTTCAACGTATTCCATATCCACTCGAATCCCCTGCCTTTCAGCTCGTGCTAGGGCTAGAATTCCATCATGCATTAATCGGTAGGCTTCTTCTGATCTGACGTGGGTATCCATTCTTTAAATCGTTTTTCAAATGTTTTTACTATTTCATCTACTTTACAACTGAATACAGTATCAGACATTTCTTTCAATCCCTTGATTATTTTCAATTCATATTCAATATTATTGTAATTCTCAAGGGTTATCCCACATTTGTTTACAAAGTCTGCAAACATACATAGTCTTGAATAGACAGCACTTCCGTACACTTTATGCACTTGTTCGGCACTATGCCTTCCTACTAACCATAGTAGAAAGAACGTGAGTGCTAATGCCCCCAAGAGGACCAAAATTTGAGCACTTGTAAGAGTCTCTTCCATCGTTCTTCTTTTTTTATTAGTTTCTGTAAAAATTCATGACGTAGTTTTCTTTCTCCCATCGGCCACCAATATGGTTGATACTTATATGCATCATCTGGTTTATATTTTGTTATATAGTCATGTAAAACTCTTTCTTCAGATGATGTTATTATATTAAGTAATAGAAGACGTCTAATTAATAGACACAATCCCGAATAAAACAATGGACCATCAATTTTTTTGTCCAGAAGTTCTAATAACTCAATAATTGATCTGTCTTTCATGATTAGAAAGGTAATAAGATTTCACTTTGCTGTAACATAGCTAAACGATATTCGTATATTGAATCCAGAGCACAGTAATACATTAACTTTTCAGAACCCCCTGGCATTTGCAGTAGTTCATATATTCTATTAATTGCATTACTATCTTTCTCGTTATTGGAACGTAAATAAGGGGCTATCTCACTATCATAGTCTACTATCCCAAAGTGAACATAAACCAAGAATTTTAAACCAGTGACCCCATATCTATTATCCAATATATGAGCTGCTATCATCGTATCCCATACCCAGTTCTGAACTTCTACCCTCAATTTAGATTGAGTCCACATATGTTCGAACTTCATGTTTTGGGCTATCTTTCCAACCTTCGGATCAGATAGTAACCGGATGAAGGGTTTCCATTCCAATGGAGTTTTTGGAGAATGAAATACATAGCAATGATCTGGGGAATCTGCTACAGATGCTACTACGATTCTATGACCTCTTGCATGGGGCTTCTTTCCAGTAGTCTCATAATCAAAGGAAATTACTCCATCTTTGATTCGATCCAAAACCCTTAAGTCTGGAGGATATTCCACATATGGTTCTTTATGCTTGAGGAAAGGCTTTTCCAAAAGGGAGAAAGCCTCTCTCAAATCCCTTATCCATATGGAATCTACATCAGCACTATCTGAACGCTCTACGAAACTAGGATGGTAGGTAGGACAAATCCATGTATTCAAATCCTGATCAGGTATCTGCCATCCTCTCCACTTGGAGATGCCTCCTAACTCCTTCTTCCACCTAGAACCTATTACGCTAGTCACTGCTGAATTACCTAGCAGTACAACTAGTTTAGGATTATATTGATGAATATACCGCAGCGTAGTTCTTCTGCAGTTCTCAATCTCATCATTCGTGGGTGCTCGATTATCCCCTCTAGCATCAGTCGGCCTACAGTGACAGGCGTTAATGTTAATGCAATCTTCAAACAGGTCTATCCCCAATTTGCGATAGGTCCGCTGAAGTAACTTTCCTGTTTTACCCTGCCAAGGTTTTCCAGCAGCATCTTCTTCTTCTCCGGGAGCCTCTCCGATATTCATTATTCCCTTTTTGAAATTTCCAAAAGGTTTCATCCTGGGGGTGTTTACATTTTTGTAAAGCCCACAAGAAGCACAGGAACGAACTTTACCATCCGGACGGGAAACTGAAGCGGTTTCTTTTGCTGTAAAAAATCCTTGCATCATACTTTCAATAGTGATACATATTCCCAGCCCTCTCCTACAAATTTTATTTTGTTAGTTCCGATCAGGCATAAAGTAGTTCGCTTGAGAATATCCTTCAAGAAAGAGGGAGCTATTCTAATTGAAAATTCTCCACTTCCTTCATATTCTGCTTCCACCTCTTCCTCAAACCAGGCTACATCACATTCAGATACTACTCTGAATTTACCGCCTTCCAATTCAAATAATACTTCTTCGTCTGCGGCAGTCTTACGAGCGGATAAAATAACGGCTCTATTCAGTACCTCTTCTATGGTTTCAGGTAATACAAGCCTTTTACCGTCTAGTTTCAACCAAGAGGTTGCATTAGGATATGATTCCTCAAATATACGGCTGGAAAATTCCGTCCCTTCTTCCGTCTTGAAATGGATCCATCCTATCCCTTGAGCAATATGGGTAATGTTAGGCAGTCTGATTAGACTAGAGATGTTAGAAGCAGGGATTACAAAAGATTCCACTTCCAAATCTCCTTTTAGTGCATATCTAGCCATTCGGTATCCATCGGAAGCTTCTACAAATCCTTTAGAACTTACATGAATACCAGACAGTATAGGAGAGTCCAACCCCCTACCGGCTGAGAAAACAACAAAGGACAACGCCTCAATAAGATTTTCCGGTATTAGGGTCCAGGCATCCCTATCTTCAATCTCTTCTTCAATGGGTAGGTCTATCTCTTTTTGTAAAAGTAATCCTGAACGCATTTTACCTGCCTTGATTACGATCTCGGAATTTTTATTCCGGGTAAGTTCTATTGTTTCCTCTTTTATCCTCTCCAGTAAAGGGTATAAGATTTTAGCCTCAATAGCTCCTTCCAGTCCTTCCATCCCTTCAATAGGATGTGAAATACTGATTTCGTCGTTGTACGTTACTACTCGGTCTTTCAAAAAGGCAAACGTGGTTGCCTGTTCGATCGCCATTTCTTTATTAGATACTCCGGGACTTACAATACTCAAAGTGTCTAACAGTTCTTTTCGATTGATTTTCATGATGTTCTTATATATGAATAAATTTTAACTTTTGAAATAGGATTCATTTTATCTTTAAATCTTTCCAATCCTAAATTTCCTAGCGTACCTCCATCATTTACAAGTTTTTCTCGTTGTAGTATATCCTCATCTGTGAAGAAAAGATACCGCATAAATTCATCTAGAAAGTCCTCTCCAGGTTTTACTATACAAACCCGATAATTTATGTATTTCCAGTTTTCGTCCCAGGCGTTAATTCCTATTAACTGCCCTGTACTATTATACAAAAATTTCCTTTCTATACCGGAGAACTGTGCAAAAATGGCAAATCTGGCTAGGAACTCGGCATCCTCCACCGACTGTTTACGAATCTCTAACCATTCTCCAATTAGCTCTCCTGCTTCTTTCAATGTTGGACTTTTTTCACTATAAGTCCACCCGATATTTCGAGAAGGCCATTTACGCACGTTCTTGCGAAACGTTTCCCAATAACCTCCTGTCATCGCAGTGAAATTATGAGGACAGAAAATATACTGCCAATCCAAAAACTTGTAATCAGAACTGATACTTGAACCGGAATCCCCAAACAAAGCCCAGATACGACTCGCACTATAATCTATGTTTGAATCTCCTAAAGGTAAAGGAGGAAATACACACCAGTTCTTATCCTGTATCCATACCCACCCGTCTTTAACTCGCCCTCTTAAATTACTCAATCGAATGTAAGCAAGACTCATAAAGAAGTTTGGTTCTACTTTTAACTCACTCGCCCTCGTCAAGTAAAGTTCTGCGTTTGTTTTTGTCATCTGGAACTTGTTCTTTCTTCTTGTTTTTACTCTGAGGTAGCCGTCCGCTCTTAATGTGAGCTATCAGCTGCCTGCTTACGCCTCCTGACTTTCTGCTCTTGCCTCCCATTGTTTTGTACCTCCCTTATTTTAATTATTTCATCATATAAACACCCTGCTATTAGGGCTACCATATCTTTCTTTTCCCGATTGAAACTCCGGACAATTATGAAAGAGCCTTCTGTTTCACGACCTGAGAATTCAAACTTAAGATCGTCTTCAAATTGAAATAGACTCGCCAAGTCATTTGTTTTTATTCCCACTGGACCGAAGCCTTCTTCCAACTCCAAAGTTCCAAATCTTTCCAATTCCTGTGTGACTGTTATAACTCCTCCTGAATAGATATTGCGTTGGACGATGGTGTAAGAACCTCCTTTTTCTCCCGAAAACTCAACATGACTCAAATCTGCATCCAATAAGCTCATTATGGCTTGATTCAACATTATCCCCTTTACCATTTCAGGAGCGGTAGTAACAAGATTATTGAACATTTGACGGACCTCTTCAGGAGAGTATTCCGCCCTTCCACAACTTTTGTTCCGTACGTGCCCGGCCTTTTTAGTTTTAAAAATGATTTTACCATCTACTTCTTCAAATTCAGAGCCTTCATAGTCACTCGCTCTGAAGGAGATTGGTTGAGTAAATGTTGGCTCTTTAGGTTTTAATCTGAACCGTACTAGTACGGTATGGTCGTAATTGAGAATGTAAATCTCCTTTCCATCCGCATATACGGAATTTCGAAGACCTCCATTCTGATCCATAATTTGGGCAAGAGCAAATATTTCCTCTACCACTTTTCCATTAGGTTCTTTAGCTATGTTCATATAATTTCATTTAAAAGTTTCTCCCTATAATCTTCACCTTTTACGTATGTCCAAATAGTTCCATCTTCATCCAGTCCTACTGCGGTTAATCCTGCCGCCCAGCGATGACTGTAGGCAACATTACCTTCCAGATTCCAAAGTCTTTTTACTTCCTCCTTGAGGTCTTCAGTAAGGAATCCCCCATGTTCCTCCACCCACTGTACATAATCCTTCCAACTGGTTTTCAATCCAATCCGCTCCTTTACAAATCTAGCAGCCATTACAGTACATCCGTAACTGAAGCCTCCCTTAAACCAATCCCCGACTTCACAACAAACAGACTGATCATTAGTTGGAACGTTCCCCATATCGAACGTACTACAACTGAATCCTCTTTCCCGGAATAAGTCCATAAACTTGCCTAGTAGTAGAGAACCCAGTGGTTGACTATCACATCCTGCTAAGAAAATGCGGTCAAAGTCGTATCCTACATTTATAAAACTTTGACGTATTCCTTGATTTTGGGCAGTATAAGAGTAGGTATCAAAAGTAATATGTCGCACTCCGGCGTTCCATACATCTTCCATGTACTTTTCAACCTCATCAGGATCGTCCGTAAGTAAGAACAAATAAGGTTCAATACGAGCCACTACACGAACTCCTGCAGCAGATAATTCACTCATAGCTTGTATTCTTTCTGAATATGTAGGAGCACCTGGTTCCAGTTTCTTTAACACTTCATCACTACTAGATATAAGAGTAATGTGAATAGCCGTCCCAGCCTTATTGTCAGCTAAAGCTCTCAAGTATTCATCTTCAGCCGGAAGTGCCGCCTTACTGTTTATCATTACCGGATATGAAATATCTTTTAGGTATTGAAGCATCTCTAAACTGATATGCTCCCGTCCTTCCTTCTTGAGAAAATCTTCAAAGCGGATTCCCATACGAACTGGAATCTCTAAAGCAAAAGCTTTATTGATACCTGTTAAATTCCTCTTCTCATCAAAAGACATAGCCCGATACTTCGCCATTTTATCCATCTCTTCCTTGTAATACGTAGGATTGCAATGGCGGAATCCCATCGTTTTACTGTTATCAAAGAAGGCCGTGTATAATGAAGCCCTAAAGGCATTGGCGTAACAATACGAACAAGCAAACGGACAAACTAACCCATCCCAGATGTCCATATTGAAAGGCATGGGACAGGCAGATGCCCTAACGGAGATTTCAAGAAATGAATTTATTTCCTCCGTATTTAACAAACGTTCCTGTTTACGCCATTCGTTATGGACTAAATTGAATTGGCTGTAATTCCGTTTTCGTCCTTTCTCTCTAACCTGATCCTCCTTACGGAATGTGGCCTTCAACTGATGAGACATTCCTCCCACAGCTCTTGCTATGATTTTTCTCAATTCCCAATAGTTCATCCTCTTAATTTCTTACGTTTTTCATATAATTTGCTCTCCCAGTCTTTCGGTAATTCTTCTCCAATCATAGTAGGTAACATTAACAATAACGCTTTTACATAGTCTATGCACATATCTACTGCTATATCAGCTCTCAATCCAGTAGATTGAGTAGTTTCCTCTCCAAACAGACCTTTAATCTTCCAAGGTTGTCCAGGAATGTACCCTTCCATTAACGCTTTGAAAAGATCATAATTCTTATCAAATTCACGAATTATTTTTCCGGTTTTCCTGTCTAGAATAATACACCCCTTGCTATAAGGTAAATTTGGTTTTAGAATGTAGTTCTCCTCATAATTATTTATCTTCCAAATCTTTATGAGTTCTTCATAAGTAAAGTGTTTAACCGTGCCTGACATTTTCTATAAATTTAAACATTATTTTCCTATATTCCAAAACAAAATTCGCTCTGGAATATACTGTATTTTTACTAACCATTCCCAAGCCTTCAGATCGTAGTATGGATGACATGGGAAAGGACATTCCTGATAGCTCCGCTGAGTGTACTCCCAACCTTTGTCTATCAGTTTCATTTTTACAGGGCTGTCCGATAATCCGAATTCAAATATACCAGCCTTGTTTTGAATAGACATTCGCTTTCTTTTCAGATTGCTACTACGAGTTAAGATACCATATAAAGTTACGGGGACACCTAAATCATGTAATCCCCTGAAGATTCCAGCGTATATTGTACCACTGCCCACGCTTACTACTACTGATTTGATATTTTCAGAAGATAAAGCCTGCATAGTTTCAATAGTCTCTACACGAGTGGCCTCCATCGTTTCCTCAAAAGGTAAACCTAAAGGGAGCATAATAGAATTCTTGTAGGTCCTCCGTAAGATGTTAGCAGCAATATGCACGTTTACAGAAGCCATTCCAGCCTGAATCGGAACTATGATTGGATCAAACTGTTTCCATTGCTGGCGATGGTATTTTAAAACTTCAGGGGTTTGCTTGTACTGAGGATCAAACAGAACAGCTTTTAGTCCCAATTCCTTACAGGCCCATGCTACTCCCCAACCAGCCATGCTAATGGACGTTTCAGTATATCCTACATATTCTATTCCTTCCCGTTTCAACCTGCGTAGGTGTTCGATTATACCTCTACATTTGGAGAATGGAGGAGCAGGAGGAGGAAAACATAAATCATCCCGTTTTACTAAGACATTATAGTGTTCTTCAATAGGAGTCATTTGATATCTTTTAGAGTGTAGAAATCTTTCGTATTTCCTTCAATAATAGATTTCCCCATATTCTCATCTCCAGTTCCATCAAAGGAGAGTTTGAATATTTCTTCTGGAGATTTACCACTCTGGTACAATTTCTTAAAGTGGTGAGTGTTGAAAGTACAAGGATTAGGAACATCCACTCCACAACACGTGTTCGCCTTTTCTACCCATGATAATCCTGAATTAACAAAGTCCGGGCATCCAAGTATAATGTTGTATTCCTTTGCCAACTCTAACAATCGGGCTAGAATTTTCTTCCATTTATCATCCTGATTATAGTACCAAATCTTTTCAATATCTACTCCAATATCATTCAGTCGTCGGGCTACAAAGGCGTTGAAATGAAAATTATAGGTGTTGTATCGGTTTATCTCGTAAGCCTTCAGAAGTTTTAAAGCATTCTCAAAATCTTCCACCGTATGGAATCCTGGAATGAAGGGTTCTCCATTCACTCCCACTGGGATTCCTAAACTTTTCCACCTATGAATTGATTTCAATCTGTCTTCTGGAGGAGTAGTTCTTTCCCGTTCCAATAGTTCCCAATCCTTCTCCAATCCGGGAGAAATCACAGGCATGATTGTAATCAATCCTCTACCATGAGCTCTCAATATATACCGATCATACTGTTCAAGCACAGAGGTGAACCGGGTCTGTATCACGAATGACCATTCTAATTCTGTAAGAATGTTAAATATCGGACGAGCTACCCGATGTTCCAGCTCTGCCATTTGGAACGGATCAGACTTGTTTCCCCAACGAATGGTTTTTCGTTGAGATAAAGCCCATGCTAAAGGAGTTTTTGGATGCTTGTTAGAAAGTCCAGAAACTAGCTTTCTCTTCAGTAGAGAAACATCCGCTGGTTTTAAATCCTGCCCCCACGTATGATTCAATCTGCGTAAGTAACAGTGCCAACAGTCTGTAAGACAGTTCCCGTAACTATCAATGGACAATGCGAGAGGACAGTACAGGCTGTCCCCTCGAATCGTCACACTGTTTTTTAACAACGCCTCCGACATTATTCCGTAGGGAATTTTACATCAAAGTGAGTCATTACCTTGGAAGCATACTTGATCATCATCGAGCTTTCGCTGTCGTTGGCGGAACCTCCCTTTTCAATGTAGACTTCGTTGGTTGCTTTTACCCAGTCCTTAACAGTCTTAGGTTTCTTTGTTTTCAGGGCATCACAGACAGCATCAATACGAGTGTATGATCCGGTCTTTCTTGTCGGGGGTTTCCTCTTTTCCTTCCCGGCTGTTTCCTTTTTGCCGGTATCTTCCTTGACGATTACCCCTTTACTGACGATGTTCTTCTGATGAATC